CGATTTAACTTTGTGAGCATCTCCCGCGTATCTTGACACTGCGCCTTCTTAGCGCATAATCTGAGAACTGTATCGGCCCAGTAGACCGAGGTTCCTACGGAACAAGAAATGACTGAAGAAGTCCAACAAGCCTTAGCGGAAGTTGAATCCGCGCCAGCACCCGAGGCGACGGCCGCCCCGGAGAATGCACAAAACGCGCCGGAAGTAGCTGAGAGTCAACCCGAGCAGACGCCCGAGGAGAAGAAATTTTCCCAGGCCGAGATCGATGCGATGATCAGCAAGCGCCTTGCCAGAGAGCAGCGCAAATGGGAACGTGAGCAGCAGGCCAAACTTGCCCAACCGCAAGCGCCAAGAGAAGTCCCGCCTATCGAGCATTTCGAGTCCCCTGATGCCTACGCGGAAGCGTTGGCCGTCAGAAAAGCTGAAGAACTGATCGCGCAGCGTGAGTTCCAACGGCAGCAGGCTGAGATTAACGACGCTTACCACGACCGTGAGGAAGAGGCCAGGGCCAAGTACGACGACTTTGAACAAGTCGCCTACAACCCGCAGCTTCGAGTCACTGACGTGATGGCCGAGACAATCAAGGCGTCCGACATGGGGCCGGACCTAGCCTACTGGCTGGGAACCAACCCGAAGGAAGCTGATCGCATTTCCCGCTTGGCACCTCTTTTGCAGGCCCGAGAGATTGGGAAGATTGAGGCCAAACTTGGCTCTAATCCTCTTGTGAAACCAACTACGTCTGCGCCTACGCCTATTTCGCCTGTTACCGCACGCACCAGTGGAAGTTCGTCCTACGACACGACTGATCCTCGCTCGACGAAGACCATGACTGACTCGCAGTGGATTGAAGCTGAACGTGCCCGGCAGATGAAGAAGCTGCAAGCACAAATGAACCGCTAACTTTGAAAGGACCGCCGAAATGGCTAATAGCATTCTTACCATTGACATGATCACCCGCAAGGCGTTGGAGATCTTGGAAAACAACCTAGTGCTCACCCGTAACGTGAACCGTCAGTACGACGACAGCTTTGCTGTTGAAGGTGCCAAGATTGGTTCTACCCTGCGTATCCGTCTGCCTGACCGCGCTCTGGTCACCGACGGCGCCGCCCTGCAAGTGCAGGACGACAACGAGCAGTTCACCACCCTGACTGTGTCTTCGCAAAAGCACATCGGCGTGAACTTCACGTCTGCCGAACTGACCATGCAGTTGGACGACTTTGCAGAGCGTGTGCTCAAGCCTCGTATCAGCCAGTTGGCCTCCAGCATTGACGCTGACGTTGCTAACGCATTCAAGCAAATCGGCAACACCGTTGGCACCCCTGGCACCACGCCCGCTACCTCGCTGGTTCTGCTGCAAGCCCAGCAGAAGCTCAACGAGAACGCCGCTGTGATGTCGCCTCGCTACGCCACCGTCAACCCAGCGGCCAATGCTGGTTTGGTCGAGGGCATGAAAGGTCTGTTCAACCCCACCGACACCATCAGCAAGCAGTTCAAGAACGGCATGATGGGCATGGGCGTGCTGGGCTTTGACGAGATCAACATGTCTCAGTCGATCAAGCAGTTCACCACCGGCTCGCGTACCGCTACCGGCGGCTCGACCTCTGCTGCTGTGACCGCTGAAGGCGCCACCACCATCGCCATCACCGGCGCTGGCGCAAGCGCTACCGTCAAGATTGGCGACGTGTTTACCGTGGCTGACTGCTTTGCTGTGAACCCGCAAACCCGTGAGTCCACTGGTTCGCTGTTCCAGTTCGTCGCTGCTGCTGACGTGACCCTGAACGGCTCTGGCGCCGGCACCATTACCGTGGCTCCGATGTACTCGGCCAACCACGCGCTGGCTACCGTTGACGTTCTGCCGCAAACCGGCAAGGCCGTCGTGTTCGTGGGTGCTGCTTCCAGCCAGTACGCTCAGAACTTGGTGTACCACAAGGATGCGATCACCTTCGCCACCGCCGACCTGCTCCTGCCGCAAGGTGTGGACATGGCCGCGCGCGCCGTTCACAATGGCATCAGCCTGCGTGTGGTGCGCCAGTACGACATCAACAATGACCGTATGCCTTGCCGTATTGACGTGCTGTATGGCTACAACACCATCCGTCCCCAGATGGGCGTTCGCCTCTGGGGTTGATTGAACGGGGGCTCCGGCCCCCTTCTACACATTTATTTTGAAAGGAATTTATCATGGCTCTCCCTAATGGCGCAGGCGGCTATCAAGTCGGCGACGGCAACCTCAACGAACCCGTCATCGGCTACTTGCCGGTTCCCGCATCTGAGACTGGCGTAACCGCCGTCACTCTGACCGCTGCTGAAGTAACCGGCGGTATTCTGATCGCCAATCCTGGCACCACTGCTACGATCTACACGATGCCTATCGTGGTTACAGCAGGCGGCGTCACTGGTGTGAACGATCTGGTCTCCAGTGCTAAAGTTGGCAGCACCTTTAACTGGGTGGTGGTCAACATTGGCACCTCGACCGGCGACATCACGATGGCCGCTGGCACTGGCACGGGCTGGACGATTGTTGGCTCGCTGACCATCAATGACGGCACTTCGGCCTCGTTTGTCGCTCGTAAGACCAGCGACACGACCTGGACTCTGTACCGCACTGCGTAAACCTAATGGGGGCTTCGGCCCCCGTTTTTCCCCTTTTGGAATCAATAAAGGATTTTGATCATGGCAAATAACAAGCCTATCGGCGTCGCGTATGCCGACCCCCAACTGGATTCGTTCCAAGTTGGTACTTCCAATGCGCCAATTGAAATCAATACCTCAGGCGTATTGAACGGTGCTTATGCAACAACCTCGGCAACGTCGGGCGACACCCGTCTCAACTTCAACCGGCTAACCTTTACTTCGACTGGCTCTGGTGAAACTGCTCGTTTCTTGACCCGCGTGACTGGCGCTAACGGCGCTACAGGCGGCACAATCAACGGCGCACACATCAGCACAGCCGTCAACACTGGCGGCACCATCAGCGGCGCAGCCAACGCCATCCGTGCAACCATTGGTGGCACGTCTACCAACCCAGGCGGCACTTTAGCGGCTTTGCAACTGGACTCTGACTTTGCCTCTGGCGGCACTTGGAGCAATGCGTCCTTCCTGCGTGTGACCAATAGCGGCACGGGCGAGGTGGGCAACTTTGCCCTGATGCCTGCGGTCAGCGCAACCGGCGTGTTCCGTGCCAAGGTGGGGTCGCCTGTCGTCACGCATACCATTCCGGTGGTCAGCGGCGGCACGACCTACTACATCATGGTCAGCACGGTTGCCTAATGGTGATCACCAAAGAGTTTCTCGTCGGGGAAATTCAATCGCTTGAGCAAGAGGTTGGGAAGGCGCAAACCTTCCTGACTCAGGCTCAAGCGGTCTTGAATGCTTACCAACTGCTTGTTCGTAAACTGGATGAGCCAACACCCCCGGAGGAGCAATGCCCGTAATTTATCTCACACACCCCATCCACGGGGCCAAAGTCGCTACGATAGACTTGGAGGCCGATTTTGATGTTCAAAACGGCTGGTCACGCTACAATCCTGAGGAACAAGATGTGCCTCAGATCGAGTCGCAAATTGAGGTAGCACCTGCACCTCGGCGCGGGCGGCGCAAAAAGGACGAAGAGGAATAGCATGACGACCTACACCGCAGGCGAACAGATTAACCGGGCGTTGCGGCTGCTAGGCGTTCTAGCCGAGGGCGAAACGTCGTCGGCCTCAGTGTCTCAGGACTCCCTGATGGCGCTCAATCAGATGATAGACTCGTGGAATACCGAGCGCCTGTCTGTTTTTGCCACCATCGACCAGATTTGCAATTGGCCGGTTGGCTTAATCAACGCAACCCTTGGCCCCAGCGGCTCGCTGGTGCGGCTCAACGGCACTGCTGTACGCCCGATTCTGGTGGACGACGCCACCTACTTCAAAGACCCCGGCACTGGCGTGTCATACGGCATTAAGCTGATCAACCAGCAGCAGTACGACGGCATCGCGGTCAAGACCGTGACCTCGACGTACCCGCAGGTGATGTTCGTCAACAACACCTACCCGGACTTTGACATCTTCATCTACCCGCGCCCGACGCGGCTGCTGGAGTTCCACTTCATCAGCGTCCAAGAGCTGACGCAGCCGGCCAATCTGTCCACCCAGATTCTGTTCCCGCCAGGCTATCTGCGGGCGTTTACCTACAACTTGGCCTGCGAGATCGCGCCGGAGTTTGGCATCGAGCCAAGCCCCCAGGTGCAGCGCATTGCGATGTACAGCAAGCGCAATCTCAAGCGCATCAACAACCCGGACGATGTGATGTCGATGCCGTACTCGCTGATCGCCACGCGGCAGCGGTTCAACATCTACGCCGGTAACTACTGATGAAAACGCCGATCCTTGGTTCGACCTATGTGGCTCGCAGCGTCAACGCTGCCGACGCCCGCATGGTCAACCTGTTTCCCGAGATCGTGCCCGAGGCGGGCAAGGAGCCGGCCTTTCTAAACCGCGCTCCGGGGCTGAAACTGCTCAACTCGATTGGCACCGGCCCGATCCGTGGCCTGTGGGCCTTCTCACCGCAAGACGGCACAGGCTTCGTGGTGTCGGGCACGCAGCTCTACAAGATCAACAACAGCTACGCACCGACGCTGCTGGGCACCGTGGCAGGCACCGGCCCGGTCAGCATGGCCGACAACGGCACGCAGCTTTTCATCGCGGCCAACGGCCCGAGCTACATCTACAACAACACGACCAACGCCTTCGGGCAAATCACAGACCCGGACTTCCCCGGCGCGGTGACTGTGGCGTATCTCGACGGCTACTTCGTCTTCAACCAGCCCAACAGCCAAAAGATGTGGATCACGGCGCTGCTGGACGGCACGTCGATTGACCCGCTGGAGTTTGCCAGCACTGAAGGATCGCCTGACGGGCTGGTTGCTGTGGCGTCTAACTTCCGCGAGGTGTGGGCCTTTGGCACTAACTCACTTGAGGTTTGGTACGACTCTGGCGCGAGCGATTTCCCGCTCCAGCGCATCCAAGGCGCGTTCAACGAGCTGGGCTGCGCGGCCCCGTTCTCAGTCGCCAAGATGGACAACGGCCTGTTCTGGCTCGGGCGCGACCGCCGGGGCCAAGGCATGGTCTACCGGGCCAACGGCTACACCGGCCAGCGCATCAGCACCCACGCCGTTGAGTGGCAGATTCAGCAGTACAGCGACCTGTCGGACGCCATCGCGTACACCTACCAGCA